GATCACACGCCTGAAGTAGCGCATGTCGATCTCGTCGCCAGTCACGGTTGCAGCGGTGTAGGCGTCCGGGTCGATGCAGCTGACGATGGCCAGCTGTTCGCTGAGTCGTTCTGTGAATTCCATGTCATCCCTCCTACGTGTGATCTTCCAGAGCTACGAACGGGCTGACAGTCGTCGAGGCGTTCTGCAGGTAGATCGGCCCGTCCAGCCATGGTTGACCATCGATCATCTCCGTCACCCGCCAGGTCGTCTGGTTGTTGACGAACTTGTAGTGGATGCTGGAGTCGATCGCCAGGCCGCCGCTCTGGCCGATGACGTAGTAGCTGAAATCGGCCAGCAGGACGCTGTGGTCCGAGGCCAACGTGCCCACCTTCTCGCTGAACACGATGGGCATGCCCATCAGGCTGGTGCCGAGCGCCCCCTGGATGTTCAGCACCCACATCGGGTAGTTGCCCGTGTTGCGCATGTCCATGAGGTCGGGGATGACCGTAGGGTGCATCACCCACACGCCCTTGCCCCAGCTGGAGGGCAGGAACCGCGACAGCATGCTGCCCACGTCCGCGAAGCTGAAGTGGGCATCGGTGCCGCGCGTGACGCCGATCAGCGCCGGGCTGTTGAAGATGCCCAGCGGCTTGCCCACGCCGTTGCCGTTGAAGAACTCATAGTCTTCCGTCCAGCCGATGGCCTGTCCGAACAGGCGCTTCAACAGGGCCTCCAACCCCACGGCGCTGTGCGCCAGCAGCTGGTTCGATGCCAGCGTGTAGCCCGACAGCTCGTGGGCGGTCAGCGTCATCATCTTGAACGTCGGCTCGGTCTCTGTCTTGGTGCCCGCCTCTTCCGTCCACACGAACGAGACGCCGCCGAAGAAGTTGGTCTCACCGCTGGATGGCTGCGAGCTCTGCGACAGATACGGGATCTGCAGGCTGCGGCCTTCCATCGGCTGCTTGTACGCGCGGGGACGCACAACGGCGGTCTCCGCTGCCACGCTCAACACCTCGGGGATGTACTCGTCAGGGACCAGGTAGCCGCCGGTTGCACCAGATTCCTCTGCCAGCGCGGCCTTCGTCGAGCCGTACACTTCCGTCAGCCGCTTCACGTTGTTCTTGTGAACGCAGAGCAGGAAGTTGCCGAGAGACTTGACGCCCGAGCCCTCTGGGGGCAGATCGTTGATGCCGACCTTGTCGCCGGTCTTGTCCGGCGGGGTGGCTTCCTTCATGGCCTTGATCGCCTCTTGGACAGCGAAGCCGACCGCAGGTCCGAGCGCTTCGTTGACACTGTCCTCGATCAGGCTCTTGATCTCTTGTGCTTCCATGTCTGTTACCTCCGTTACGGTTCGTTTGTGTGATTCTGCTGTATCTTCAACCGCTGGGTCGCTCAGAATCTCCGCTGCCGGGCTATCCGCCTCTGCCGTCTCCGGCGCGGCCTCGCCTGCAGCCTTGGGGAGCCACGAACGCACCATGGGTGCGGTCTTTGACAATGCCTGCAGCTGTGCTTCGTTGAGCAGCATGCGCGGCTCGGCGGGCATGGGAGTCAGGCTGTATTCCACAGTCGCCCACGACTCAATCTCGCCGCTGCGCGCTACCTTGCTCAGGTGCGATACTGCCCCACTGGACCAGCTCAAGGCCTGTTTCTCCAAGAGGGGCAACACGCGCTCTTTGTACGCCTCGTGCGCCTCCAGCTGGGCCTCAATCCAGCGACCCTTTTCGTCATCGCGCTGGGCTACAACGTGGCCCAGGACCGCCGGTCCCAGGTCCTCATCAAATCCGTGGTCGTAGAGCACCAGGGGCTGGGGCGTGATCTTGCCGTCCCAGAAGTCGGTCTTGGGCGTGAACCACGTATCGTACACGTCGCGCATCTTGGCGCTGCCCCACAGCACGCCATAGCCGCCCACGCGCAGGCCTTCTGCGCTGTCAATCAGGCGCACATGGCGCAGCGCCTGCGGGTCAGCGTGCTTTTCGCTCTCCCCCTTGCCCGCCGCGTGGATGCACGCCTGGATAGCCTGCTCATCGTCGCCGCCATCCTCCAGCACACCGTTGGCCGCCGCGATGCACTTTTCCTGCTCTTCGTCCGTCCAGTTCTTGGCTACATCCGGGGGGTTGTCCTTATCCCACGGCATGATGTCACCTCATTTCCTTCGCCAGCTCTTCTTCAAAGGCGCGATACCAGATATCGGCATGCTTGATCGCCAGCTCGTCTACCCTGCTCCAGCCATGCCCTTTGTGAACTCGCGTCTGGTCCTCGCCCATCACGTAGCTGGAATAGCTGGCCTTGTTGCGCAAAAAGGCCGACCAGGGCCCCCTCATCTGCACGACCCATTGTTTTTGCATGCGCTCGCTGGTATTGATCCCGCCGATGGTCCCGTCCTGCCGCATCCAGCGCTGGCCGAAATGGCGCTGATACCAGCGGCTGCCCGGCCCGCCCGGGCGGTTGTACGGCCCCTCCGGCGGGTACGGAACGGCCCGCATCTTCAGTTCGTCGGCGAATCTCTGCAACGCGCGCTCCGTCACCTTGGCCAGCGTGGCGCCGCTCAGGGCGCGCCTGGCCTTTTCCAACCCTTTCAGCTCAAGCTCAATTTGCATGTTCGATCACCACCTCGCAGCGGCAATTGGGATGCGCCGGCGGGCCGTCCGGGAACTCCACGCCCCACACGTCCTTGAGCGTGTGGTCCAGTGGGTTGCACACGGGGCACACCCGCTCATCCTCCGCTGTCAGCCACCTCTCCTGAATCGGGATGTTTCGCTTCTCCAGCTCGCGCGCGTAGTAGTTATGGGCCTGCGACAGCGCCCGCGTCACCTCGGTGGCTGCGATGGTCTCGGCGCGCTGGGCGCCAAACATCGGCTCCAGCAGTGCGATGGCATCCGCCTCCGTGATCTCATCGTTGACCACCTGGGAGACCACGTCCTGCAACTGCTTCTGTGTGATATCCGTGATGCCCTGCACCAGCTCGTAGCTGTACTGCCTCGCCCAGACCGCCGCGTCGATCAACACATCGGCATAATCCAGCCCCAGGCCGTGCTCTACGGCCAGCTCGAGCAACCGGTCGGCGACGATGCCGGTCAGCGCTGTGACCAGCACCGATTGCAGCGCCTTTTTCAGCGGCTCCACGCTCACCGTGGCGTTGTGGGCCTGCAAGGCCTCCGTGGCCGTCTCCACAAACGACCCCAGCGCCTTCTGCACTTGCTTCTGCACGCCCGCCTCTGCGCCGCCCCGGTCAAAGGCCTTGACGCACGGATCGAGCGCGCTGTCAGCGAATCGCTCATCGGCCAGCCTCAGCAGCACCGCCTTGCGCAGCCATTCGGGGATGCGCGCGCTCTCAAAGGGGCGCAAATTGCCGCGCCTGACCAGCTTTCGCCACCGGCCCAGGTCGCCGATGGCCTCCTGCCCCAGCGGCTGCAGCGCCTTGACGATGGACGGCCCTTCCTCTGCCTCGGGTTGTTCCGGGGGCAGCTCTTCTTCCCCTTCCGCTTCGCCCACCACCTCGTAGCCCAGCACCTCGCGCGCTTCGTCCCGCGTGATCAGCCCCGCGTTGTACGTGGCTACGACCTGCTGCGCCTTCGTCGCCTCGTCCTGTTGCACCGCCTCGACCTGGCCAAATTGCCAGTCAAAGCGCAGGCCCAGGGCGTCGAACAACTGCTCGTTGAAATCGGCGGCGATCAGCTTGCATTCCGGGAACACCGTCTCGTAGTAAAAGGCCAGTTTGTGCTCCCTGGCCGTGGCAAAGTTGGCCGCGTCCTCCAGCATCGTCTGCGGCACCCCAAACGCCACCGCCACCTGCTGCCTGACCTCCTGCTACACCGGCCGGATGACGATGTCCTTGAGCGTAGAGCCGATCACCTGCGGTTTCAAGCCCTTGCGCAGCACTGCCGTGCCAAAGGCCTTTTTCACTCCGCCGAACAATCGCTGCCACACCGAGCGGACCCGCTTGACCTCCTCGTCATCGACGTCCTGCTCCGTGGTCAGGATCACTGCCGGGATAGCGCCCTGGCTGAAAAAGCGCGCCAGATACTCGTTGGCGTGGTCCGCGATCTTGCCCGGCTGCAGCGCTACTCGGGCTGGTGCCATCCCGGGCCCGATATCGTCGCCAGGGTTGAACAAGCGCGAGTAGATGATCTCCTCAACCTTGAACTTCTTGGGCTGCCCCTGGCCCTGTAGCTGCTGCTCGAAGTGGGTCAATCCCGTCCTGTCACCCTCCGGCTTCATGGTGAAGGGGTTCAGCCACTGCAGGCCCTTGTGCCCGTAGCGATTGCGCAGCTTGAGCGTGTAACTCGCGCCCCGGAGACACAGCGCCGCCTCGATGGCGTACAGCAAGCGCGGCAGCGCCTCAGCAAACTCCCATTCCACCTCTT